ACCTGCGGCAGTCGTTTTTCTGTCACACGAATGGCAAACGGTTCGATTTCAGAAGACCAGACAGGCACAATGCCTGCCAGCAGTCCGGCAAGCGGAAAACCGCCGCTGCCGTCAAAGAGGCTGCCAAGGGTGAGGTTACGCATCTGACACCTCTACTTCCGAATATTCCATTCGCTTCCCATCCCGAATCAAATACACATCATCGGAATTTCCGTCATGGAGTTTTATGTACCTTTCAACGGCTACATCAACAAACTTCGGTTCAAACTCTATGCCGTAACAAATTCTGTCAAGCTGGTCGCAGGCAACAAGCGTAGATGCACTTCCCAGAAATCCATCCAGCACCATTCCATTTGTCTGCGTACACTGGGAAATCAGATAGGCGATCAGCGGGACTGGTTTACTGGACGGATGTCCGCAGCCGTCCTCTTTGCTGTTTTTAATGCGGTCAAATTCAAATACTGTTTTCTGTTTCTGGTCACCATACCAGATATGCTTTCCGTCTTTTCTCCAGCCCCAGATAATCGGTTCATGGATATACTTCCAGTCGGTTCGGGTGAGAACAAGACGGTCTTTCTTCCAGACAAGTCCTGCACCGACCTTGAAGCCTGCATCTTCATAAGCATCATGAAATACACGTGCCTTGGAGGTGGCATAAAACACATAAATGCTTGCATCCTTCGCCATGGCATCTTTGAATCTCTCAAATGCAGATTTCAGAAACGCATATCCTTTTTCATCATCAAGGTCATCATTTTTGATTTTGCCTGACGTGCTTTCCAGATTGACAAGATACGGCGGGTCTGTGCAAACAAGATTTACTTTTGTGTCTCCAAGAAGTGCTGTATAGGTTTCCGGCAAAGTGGAATCACCGCAGATAACAGTATGCTTTCCAAGATGCCAGATGTCACCTGTTTTGGATTTGCAGGGCTTTTCCAGTTCTGCATTTACATCAAAATCATCCTGTTTTGCTTCATCACTGTTAATGTCGAAAAGGTCAGCGATTTCAGATTCATCGAAACCAGTCAACCCAAGGTCGAATCCGAGCTCCTGCAGTTCCTGCATTTCAACGGACAGCAGTTCTTCGTCCCAGCCTGCATCCAATGCCATCCGGTTGTCAGCAAGAATATACGCTTTCTTCTGTGCTTCGGTCAGATGGTCGGCATACACACAGGGTACTTCTGCAATACCTTCTTCTTTTGCGGCTTCAATTCTGCCGTGACCGGCGAGGACGTTATATGCCTTGTCGATAATGACGGGATTGACAAATCCAAACTCACGCAGAGAAGAGCGAAGCTTCAGGATCTGTTCCTTGTTGTGCGTTCTGGCGTTGTTGGCATAAGGCACTAACTTGTTGATGTCAACAAGCTGAAATTCTTTGGTTGTGGTCATGCTCCATTCCTCCGCTTCAAAACTTTCTGTAAACCTTTTCTGGCATCCAGCACTTTTCCGCTGACTGCCTGTCCCTTAATGGTTCTGTATTGCTGTTTGGTCATCTTCTGGCGATTGGCTTTCAGATCTCGCCAGAACTGAGTATCTGCTTTCATGTATTTCTCACTTTCTGCTGCTCAGAAGCTGTTCCATCAAATCATCCTGTGGCGTACCGTCAAATTTGGTCGTACAGTTCTGTTTCACAATATCGAAAATCTCATACCAGAGCAAGTTTGCCTGTTTCTGAAATGTCTGGCTCATCTGCACAAACGGAGAGGCGATAACGCCGCCCGTGGTCGGGTGCTTTCCCAGCAGTCCATAGGTACTGAGGGCTTCTTCACACTGTACAAATCGGGCAAATGCCTGCGAATAGCTTTCCAGCAACCGTTTGTTGACGTGCTTTTCACAGCCACGCTGTTTCAGCCAAAGCCACGTTTCTTTGTACACAATGTCTGCTCCCAGCGGTTTTCCGTTCTTCTGCTGGGCAGACAAGTATGCACTGGGGCTTGGCATATCCGCACCGGTCAAATCAGCGGCATCGTCCAGATCAGCTGCATCCAATTCCGGAGCATGAAACTCCATAATATCTGCATCCTTACCCTCTGCGATTTTGTCGGAGAGGGCTTTCGGCTTATCGCCTGCACGAACTCGTCTGCCGCCTCTTCTTGTACCGTCCTTTGCCATCTGATTTCACCTTCCTTTTTGAGAGAAAAATAGCCGAAACTGCGTAGGTTTCGGCTTGTTTGCATATTTTCGGGGTTAATCCCCCGTTTGAACCTTGGTTTTTGTGTGTGAGAGGGAACGCCGGTCTGTAAAAAATTCACAATTAGCGATTTTTATCCCCCCACCGACAGCATTTCAGACACAATCAATACCGATAGACAGGATTTCGGTCTTCCGTCCATGTCTTGTGGTCATGGCAGGACTTGCATAACGCCTGCCAGTTGCTTTCATCCCACATCAGATGCGGATCACCACGGTGAGGAATGATATGGTCGACCACGGTCGATGCCGTGAACCGTCCCTGTGCCTTGCAACGCACACACAAGGGATGCCTGCGGAGGTACGCCTTGCTGAGTCTCTGCCACCTGCTGCCGTATCCACGCTTGGCGGCAGACGGTCGGTCTGGATGCAGGAACTGATGCTCCGCACAATACAAACCGTCTGTCAGATTGGGACAGCCGGGGTGCTTACATGGTTTCAGTGCCTTCCTCGGCATAAGGTTCACCTCCGGATACAACGAAAGCCCATGTGGAACACCACAGGGCTTTCGGTCAGTTTTCTATGATATTATTATATCACACCTTTTTGCAAAAGTCATCCTCAATTTTACTCATGCCTTACCATAGAGAAGCAACGTCAAGTGTTGTACGGCACGATTCTTTTTGTTGTATGCAGAAGAACGCTCAATACCGAAGTGCTCGCAAATGGTATAAATGTTTTGATCTTCCTGCCAATAGAACTGTTCCAGCACATACCGTTCATCCTCCGACAGGCTGTCCCATGCAGGCTGAAACCATTCCATGTACTCCTTTGCCTGACGATACCGTTCCCGCAGCACATCGATTTCGTCAATGGCAGTGATGATTCGCATTTCGCCGAACTGCGGGTTCGGACTGCCGCCCGGCATATCTGTAAATGCCGGACTGCCAAGGGTTGTGGTGTCTTCATGCACCTGTGTGATTTCTTCGTCTGTATGTGCAAGGATGTAAGCCATGCTGCTGTAATCCTTCAGTGCGTTTACAGCGGCACTCCGTTTGTCTAAGTACTGCCAAATGATATTCATCTGCTACCTCCAAGTTCTGCTTTGACTGCCTGCATCAAAGCGGTCTGGGTTTGTTCCTTTCGAGTCAGGGCTTTCAAGATACGTTCGTCAATCGTACCCTTGGTGATGAGATGCTGAATGACAACCGTTTCCGATTGCTGCCCCTGCCGCCACAGTCTGGCGTTGGTCTGCTGGTAGAGCTCCAGACTCCAGGTCAGTCCAAACCACACCAACACATTGCCGCCTGCCTGCAAGTTCAAGCCATGACCAGCAGCGGCAGGATGTAGCAGACCAACTTGCAGCTTTCCGGCGTTCCAGTTCCGAATACTGTCAGAGGACTGGATTTCCTGATAGGAAACATTCAGCTTTCGCAGTCGCTCTTGAATCCGCTCCAAATCATGCTTGAACCAATACGCCACCAGAACGGGCTTGCCGTTGGCTGCCTCTATCAGGTCTTCCAGTGCATCCAGCTTTCGATCGTGAATGGGAATCACCGCTCCGGTGTCGTCATACACTGCACCATTTGCCAGCTGGGAAAGTTTGTTGGATAGACTTGCAGCGTTGGCAGCGGTAATCTCGCCATCCGGCAAGTCTAACACCAATTCTTGTTTCAATTGCTTGTATCGTTCTCTTTCTTGCTTAGAAAGACGAACTGGAACTTCTGTCAACAAAAGTTCTGGCATTTGCAAATAATCAATCGCTTTCATGGAAATGGTGATGTCTGAAATTTTATCATAGATTTGTTTCTCTGCCTGCGGCAAAGGCTTGTAAGAATAAACCACCATCCCATTTCGTTTATCCGGCTGAAAATAGGCTGTTCGATATTGTCCAATAAATCTTCCAAGCCGCTGTCCCATATCCAGCAAACGAAACTCTGCCCATAAATCCATCAAACCATTACTGGACGGTGTTCCCGTTAAGCCGACAATGCGTTTCACCTTTGGTCGAACTTTCATCAGTGCCTTGAATCGTTTCGTCTGATGGTTCTTAAAACCGGATAACTCATCAATCACCAACATATCGAAATCAAACGGAATACCGCTTTCCTCTACCAGCCAACTGATATTCTCACGATTCAAAATGCAAATATCCGTCTTTGCATGCAGGGCTTGTCTGCGTTCTGCGGATGTCCCAACTGCTACACTGTATTTCAGATGCTTCAAATGTTCCCACTTTTCAATTTCTGCTGACCAAGTATCCCGTGCCACACGAAGGGGTGCAATCACTAAAACACGGCGGATTTCAAAGCGGTCAAACAACAACTCATTGATTGCTGTCAATGTTGTGACAGTCTTCCCTAAACCCATATCCAGAAGAAGTGCTGCCACAGGATGCTCCGTCAAAAACTGAATCGCATATTGCTGATAGTCGTGTGGAATGAACTTCACGGTGTTTCACCTCCGACTTCATCCAAAATGGGACGGATTTGTTCCAGACTATCCAGACAATACACGGAAAAACCAACACGCTCAAGCTGTTGTTTTCTCCGGATTTGTAACGCCCGCATCTTCTCACCCGGAGCCTTTACTTCCACAAACGCAATTTTTCCACCCGGCATCAATACGATTCGATCCGGCACTCCATCCGTTCCCGGACTTGTAAACTTCCAACAAAGACCTCCTCTGGACTGCACCTCTTGTACCAACCGGCTTTCAATCATTTTTTCACGCATTTTAGCCACCTTTTCAAGTTTTTTCTTTTTTGGGGTGCTGGTCGATTAAGGTCAATATATAAAACCCCTTTTAGGCTGAAAATTTGGTAAAAATTACCTATAAGAAGAGTTTACGAAATGACCTCCTCCGACCTGCACCCCTGCCCATCATTCTAAAAATTCCGACTTGATTTTTACACCATAAACGATGATACCTTTCTTGGTTCTCTTTCGTTCAAACCCTGCATTTTCAAGACCCGTGTAAAAGTCCGTTGTACTCCTTGTGTACTCTCCATTTCTGGAACAATACGAACGATACTCCTGATACAATTCGCCTGATTTTTGCTGGTAGGTCTTATCTACATCACAGCAGTCTTCCAGAAATGCCGACATCCAGTCGTTGCTTTCCCGATATGCGTGGATTGCTTTTTTGACGCACTGTGGAACTTCCAGTTTGAATTGTCGGTCAATGACTTGTTTCGCTCCCTCCATCACCCAAGACAGAATTGCTCCGCCAGCGTGTTCGACCAGATAATCTGCAAAATTCTTGATGTCAGATTTCCCCTCCAGCTTTGCCAGAAACGGGATCACAATCAATCTACGCCACGTTCCATCATCGTTGGCTCCAACCCTCGGCAGGTGGTTCGTGTATAACACCAGCGTATGAGCAGGTGTATAGCGGAACGGATCCTTGTATTTCTTCTCCGCTTGGATTTCATCCGTGGAACAAAGCTGCTTGATGACCGCAGTATTCAACCGCATTCCTTCTTCCAGTTCTGCTGCAATGACCAGCCGTTTGCCCTTGAGTTCTGCCATTTCCGGCTTTACATTTCGCTTGCAGCCGACCGTCAATGCATCTGCGGACATTGTTCCGCTGTAACTTCCAAGCACCCGTGAAATGGCATTCCAGAAGGTGGACTTGCCGTTGCTGCCTTCGCCGTAGGCAATAATCAATGCCTCTTGATACACTTTTCCAATCGCACAAAGCCCGCAGATTTGCTGCACATAATCCGTTAAACTTTGATCGCCGCAGAAAAAGCAATGCAAGGCATCTTTCCAAATTTCTTCTCCCACGTTGTCCGGCGAAACAGCAGTCATTTTTGTGAGGTAATCCTCCGGATTGTGCGATCTTCCACCATTCACGCCTTTCTGCAAGTCATAGGTTGCTGTCGGTGTGTTTAGCAAGAACTCCTGACTGTCAAAATCTGCGATATCTTTCAGCAGCATCGGTTTTGCTGCTTGTAATGCCGAAGAGATGTACTTCATATCTCTGCGTTTCATGACGAAAGTTCGGTAAGTCAGGGCAGAACGATATTCGATGTACGCTTTTCTGCTGACGTCATCCACGGCTTTTTCCAGCACCTTTCCGCCCTTGGAAATTGTTTCAGCATCTACTCCGCTGTCCAGCAGCATCTTGTGTGTCATTTCCAGCGTTCGTTCTGCTTCTTCCAGCTGCTTGTCCAGAAATGCTTCGCATCTGCCAACAGCAGTCTGTTTCGATTCTACCCAGTGTGTTTGCAAATAGCATAAGTATTCGGTTGCATCTGTATAGGCAAGTTCGCCTTGTACCTGTTCTGCAAAAACTTTTGCTTGCCCAATATCGGAATAATCCTCCGGTCGCAGGCTATACATCTGCCCGTATAACTCCGGAGCAATATATCCGTCTTGTTTGGATACTCGCTTTCCGAAATTTTTTGCACTCTGCCAAATCATGTGCAGTTCTGATTCCGCCAATGGTGGGTTGCACTTTTCTGCTGCCTTTTGAAACAATTGATACGCTGCCTCTGTATTGCCATAACGCTTGATCAGTTTCCCAGCGATATGACTCATTGTGCTGTTTCTGGAGCCTTCTTGGATTAATTCCGTCTGAGCATCCCATTCTGCAAAAGCATCTTTTTCAAAAAATTCAGCAAGCGTCAGATTGCCTTGATACCATTCCACTTTTGGATTCTCCACACCAAAAAAGAAATGTGCCTCGTCCAGTGCCTTTTCATCGAAATAGGGAAACTGTTCCAGAACCTGTTTTTTCAAATTCTGTCGTTCTGTTACGGACATTCCTTTTTCTGCTTCAAAATAGACATGAAACTTAGGACGTGCAATTCTGTTTCCCTTGTTTTTCATGTGGTTTCTGCTATAGGCAACTGCGAATGCTACGTCTGAAAATGTCAATGCCAGTTCCAAAGGTGTAACCCAATCTTCTGGATTTTCAGAGTGGCTATTATCGCAATCAAACATCAGACAATCGCTCTCTATAAAGCTGGCATTGCTTCTTTTATCATCCGTGAATTTTGCAGAAACGTGGTCAAATTGCACCGCAGACTTCAAACTTTCCTCGTCAATTACCTCTACATCCTTCGGATATTTGATATTTTTTGCGTTTTCACGGCAAGTAGCAGTATAAAGCGTAAATTTCATTTCTTTGCCTCCAGTTCTGCAATCAGCGTATTTGTCTGACTCATAATTCCACGCACTTGCTTTTGTATATCACGCAAAGAGTCCATAGTAATTACATCTCCAGACTGTTCGCCATCTTGCCCCGTTAATAAATAATCTGTCGACACGCACAAGTAATCCGCCATTTTTAACAAAAGTCTCGGTGAGGGAGCTGTATCACCTTTTAAGTACAGAGAGATTGTTTGCGGTCGAACTCCAACATGTTCAGCCAGTTCTTTTTGTGTAATTCTTCTGCGGTACGTTGGATGACGCTCCATCAATTTTTGCAGTATTTGTGGGAATTGATACATTACTCTATTTCCTCCAATTCTTCTGTAAAATACCGAATGGTCATATGCCGCCGCTTTGCCCATTTGATTTCCTGCTGCACCCCCTCCGACCGCACAGAACCAAATACCCACAGCTGGGCACACTTTGACAGCAGTACCAAATTCATGAACATCGCTGTCTGACGATCTTCACCCAGACTGTCATCCATGAACTGCGGAAACAGCAAGTGAGGAGCGATAGGGACATAGTGGGTATCTACCGCAAAGCGGCTGTATCGTCTGGCGTTTTCGATATTGTCATTGATGCAGCCGTGGGAATAGGGAGAACAAATGTATACCAGCGGTCGATAAGCGGCAGCTTTTTTCGCCCTGCGTTCCTCTCGTTCAATACGGCTCAGTGCCTCATAAGCAGTGAGATCAATGTATCCCTCGGCATTATACCGATTCATGCAATACTCCTTTCAGCCGTTTCTGTGTGCAAGCATCACAGTAAACAGCACTGCTGAAAATGTCAAAGTTTTCTGCTGTCCAGAAAACACTCAGATCCACTGGTACTTCTGCACCGCACTGCGGGCAGCGACAGTATACGTTTTCGTTGTTGATCTCCACGGAGATACTGGTGGTGTCATTCAGATTTTCTTTGATGTAAAACATATGGAATCCTCCTTAGTCCTTCTTGTAAAAGCTGCATTCATATCCGTCTGCCCGAAGCAACAGTCCCTTTGCCCAGTCTGGCGTTATCGCCATCTGCTGACAGATCTCATCCAGCTTTATATCTTTCGGGCATTCGATGATCATTTCATCGTGAATATGACCGACAATGAAGTATTGCGATAGTGTCTGCATGGAATAGAAGAGCAGATCCCGTGCGGTTGCCTGAACAATGTTTTCGACCAGCTTGCCGGAGTAAGTTTCCAAGCGTTCCCACTTCTTCTGATTGCCGATTCCCATATAGGTAACGGACTCACCGCCGAAGCGATTTTCACCGATGCGTGGCTTGACATATGCCAACCGTCTGCCAGACAGCAGCTTGATAAACAGAAAACCAGATTCATAAGAGAAGTGAATGCCGTGGGTCTCTGTTTCGGTTTTATCCCGCACAGCTTTGATGGCAGCATTTTCTACGTCCCACCACAATTGTACAATGTGTGGAGAAGCAGTTCGCCAGTCCGTCACAATTTGCTTCAGTTCTGCATCGGACATTTCCGATCCGCCCATGGCTTTCATTGCTCCGACCGAGCCGCCGTAGCCGCAGTTGTGGACAAGTTTTCCCGATACGGTAAAACGATGATGTCTTCCGGCATTTTGTATGTCATAAAGTCGAGCCGTGCGGCTATGAGTCTCCAGCATTTTCTTTTCTCCGCAACGGCATTTTCGGCATCCTGAATAATTTCTTCTCGTGTCATCCCGCTGGATAATTTTCGAATAGTGGTACTGTACGCATAAGGCCAGTAACTTTGGACGAATTGTGTTAAGACGGTCGTCCGCTTGTTCAAATTGTTTTCTGTATGAGTAACAAACCTGAGATTTTCCGGAGCATAGTTTCCATTGTCGTCGATCCTGTCGATTTCCATTGCCTGTTCTGGTATGCCAAACTTGTTTATCAGATACAAACCTGCCGCTGTCACAGAAGGAAAATCGAACCGAATCCCTCTTGCACCGTAATTGGAATATCCTGCATCTTTTGGGTTTTCGCAGCGTTGCTTTGCTGCGGTTAGTCTTTTTTCGAGCCAGAGCGGAATTTTTCTGGGCTGAGAACATCTCTGACAACCATTTGATTTTCCTGATGTAAGGTTGGAAAGTAGCGTCCACTGCTTCGAGTTGCATCCGGTGCATTCGGTCAACACATAGCAACGGTTCCATGTTTTGCTCCAGCGTTTTTCCGCACTGATAATTTTCACCCAGCCGTATTGATTTCCCACCATCTCCGGTTTGTACGAGATGTGAGCCGCAGGAGGCGGCGATTCCAAACTGTATCGGCCGTGATTGCCCTTCGATCCATACGAGATGATCTGGGGTTGCTGTAAGTCCTTCATAAGTAATCACCTCACGTTTGCCCTTGTAAATGACACCTTCATGGTGTACCCATTGTTCTCCATCCCACAAGAGGTCATCTGTAGTCACTTTCTCAATCGGAATCAGCCCATGATCGGTAAGCACCAATTGTCCTTCTGCGATGCAAGCCAATTCTGCGACCTTGCCTTTCTGCCGAAGATGCCCGTTGATGCCATGCTTGACTACTGGCACACCGAAAATCTTAGATGCTGATGCACAGTAGATGTCCTTGCCCTCTGCGAACGCCTGCATTCGCCACGTTTCACCGGCAAGCCACGCAATCACTCTTGCTTCAATCGCCGAGAAATCTGCCACGAGGAATTTGTAGCCGGGCTTTGGCACGAACGCCGTCCGAATCAGCTGTGAGAGCGTGTCCGGAACATCTTCATACAGCAGTTCTACCGCCTCTAAATCACCAGACTTCACAAGCTTCCGTGCATCTTCCAAATCGGGAAGATGATTCTGTGGCAGGTTTTGCAGCTGAATGATACGACCAGCCTCGCGCCCCGTACGGTTCGCTCCGTAGAACTGAAACATTCCTCTTGCACGACCATCCGAGCAGACGGCGTTCTGCATAGCCTGATATTTTTTGACCGAGGATTTTGATACTTGTTGTCGCAGTAACAACACGGTTCGCAAGTCCGGCGAAGCGTTTTTCAACTGTTCCTGTACTTCTTTTTTGCCCAACGATTCTAACTCCAGTCCGTGTTCTGCCAGCCATTGTTTCATTTGCTGAACAGAGTTCGGATTGTCCAAGTCGGTCAGATCTTTCAGTTGATGCAGCAGCTTGTCTTTCGTGAGCGAGTCCATGCGGATTGCCTGTTGCACCAACTGTAAATCCAGTTGTACTCCTCGATCGTTGATGGACTGGTCAAGATCGTACTCTCGCCAGACAAATTCCGGCACAGGAAACCGAGCAATTTTTTGTTCAATCGCTTGTTCCGTCTCCACATCCCGTTGGTTGTATGCCTGAAAGACGTTCCATTTCTCCGGAGCATCGGCAGGGGCATGAAACACCGGAATGCCGTTTACATGATCATACGGTACGCAGAAATAGCGAATTAGGGCTTTGCCATCGGACATTTTTTGTTGCTGTAACTGTAGAACTGCTCCCACGCTGGCAAGGCTCAGCGGCAAGCCCAGATAGGCAGCTGCCACCATCGTACACCGCCATGCTTTCGGGCTGAGATAGTTGCCGCAGGCATCCTCTGGTGAGCCGTAGGAGACGAAATGTTCTGGGTAGTTTCGCCGCAGCCAGACCGACAGGCATACCCGTTCAAAGCTGGCGTTGAAGGCGTGCTTCTGGATGCGGTCATCGGTTAGGGCATTTAGGATTTCTTCTGGCAGCCGCTCGCCGCAGGCAAGGTCAACCACTTGCACCGGGGCATCGTCTACGGAGTACGCAAAAAGCAGAATATCAAAATACGGGGAATCCGCATAGCGGTAAACCCCGGCTTTTGTAATATCCACATCACTTTTTGTTTCTAAGTCAATCATCAATTTTTGCATTGTTACACCTATTACCCACCCGAACGGATACTCCGTCAGTCGCCCACCCGACATTTTTGCTTACTTGTGATTCTTGAAACGATCAATCAGTGCAGCAACGAAAATTGCTGCCCAACAAAACATTGAAATGCACCAAAAAACCGCAATAACAACGGAAAGAATTGCCCCATTTTTCTCACCATCCTTATTACTAAATTGCCATTTTAGTTAATCAAGGAAATCGTCACTTTCAAGAGCATCGAAATCATCAGCAGCATTGGTACGTCCACTAAGCGGTTCACCATCTCGTACCTTCTGAATATTACCCAAACCGCAGGCAATGCCCTTATTTCCGTTGCTGTTAAACGCATAGAATGTTACCGCAACTCTTGCATAGCAGCCACTGTAGACTTCATTCTGATCGAGAATCGGCTGTACCTGCTGGTCAACGATCTGCGGAGGAGTGGTGCTATTTGCATTGACAAAATAGCAGTCTTTGTACACTTCATCCTCCGGGCGTTCCGCATCGCCATCTCTCAGCGGCAGCTTCAGAGCAGCCTTACTCGGCTTCTTTCCTCCGAACTTTCCAATGCCATCTTCAATGGCAGCATCAATTGCAGTCTGAATTTTTGCAAGAGTTGCCTTATCAGACTTCGGAATCAGCAAGGAAACACTATACTTTGCGGCACCACCTTTGATGGATTTCGGTTCCCAGATGTTTGCGTAACTCAAACGCACAGTTCCTGTAATCACTTTTGTTTTTCTTTCGTTTGCCATTTATTTTTCCTCCTGTATTGTTTCAAAATCTTTTTCTGCGGAATTCCAAACCGGACGCTTGTCCGAAATTGGTACAAGTGCAGGCTTACCCGGCGGTTTGTATGTGAAATTCCCAAGAATTTCATCGAACTTTTTCTTTCCGCCAAGCAGCTTTGTCATTGCGGTAATTCCCAGCAGTTCCGGTTCGTTGTACGGATTTTTCCCATAAGCCTTGACTTTTTCAATGACCTTTGCCTCATCGGTATACTTTCGATTCGACCGACCTTCCACAACTTTGTACCCATTCCACTGTTTGCCGGAAATTGCTCGCTGCAAAGCATATTCCTTGATATCGGATGCCCATGAAACCAATTGATCAGCTTTTTCCAATACTGCCTCGATTTCAGTATCCACCAGCATTTCCGGGGGAGCGAAGTCATACTGTGCCAGCTGAAGATTGTATTCTGCACGTTTTCGGCAAGTTGCCTTCACTTTACAAAACCGACAGTGTTCACCAGCACAGAAATCTCCCTCGCCTTTGGATGCAAGTTCTGCTTTCGTTTTCAATTCTGTTTCTGCCCAATGCAACAGTTCAGAAATAGGCATAACGCATTCACTAACGCTCTGGATTCTCGGCTGAAAAATCACCATCCGGATTTCTGCAATGTCATAAAGGGCATCAAATAGCTGCAATGCACCCAGAGCATACAGCATCATCTGCGAGTTGTGATCAGCAGATACTGCTACGCCCTTACCATACTTAAAGTCAATGACAGTCAGGACATCATCTGCAACAATCACACAGTCGCCCGTGCCAAAACCGCTGGGAACATATCGGCTGAAATCCAAACGCTGTTCCACTAAAACAATCGGTTCTTGCAGATTTGCCAGCTGTTCGGCGATGTATTGGGCGTAGCTGTCCGTACAGTCCTCCATTTCTGCATCGTAGAAGTCTAAGTTCTCCGTGGGATTAGATGCCGGATTGCCAAGCAGTTTTTGCACTTTGTACTCTGCCAACTCGTGAGCACACGTGCCTTCACGAGCATAATCAGTGACTTTATCCGGTAAAACCGCACAAAGCTGTGCGGAGGGCGGACACGCCAGCCAACGAGCACTGGATGAAGCAGAAAGCACTGCGTGTAAACGGCTTGCATGATCGTTAAGTTTCAATCTGCTTCGCCTCCTCTAACAAGGACGCATATTCTTCGGGAGAAACACCAGACAGCTTTGATGCCCCGTGTTTCTGAAGCAGTGCCTTTACTGAATCTGTAAAACCAGAACGTGACTTTTCTGCCAGTACCGCTCGAATCTCAGAAATAGAAACTGTCGGCGTATCTTTCACAGACACCGGCTTCTGTACAGCCTCCGTATTGCCTTCTTCCGGCGGATATACCTGCTCAAATGTCTGTACTTCCCGTTCTGTCATGGTTTCCGCCATAGTTTCCAATTTGTCTGCCAACTGACGGATCACATGAATCACATCCAGTAATGTTGTAGGTTCTTTACTCATTTTCTTTGACCTTCTTTCTTAGCATTTTTGATGGGATTTAGAAACACGCCATCATGCACCACCTCCTTCCATAAATGCAGTCGAAAAAATCAGCATAAAATCGAACCCTATCAGTAGAAAAATCAAAATTTTTTCTTGATTTGGGCTTTGATTTTCGCCATGCGATGCCGAATTGCCGTTTCCGATACGCCTTCTTCTCTTGCTACCTGTGTCATAGGGTTTCCTTCCACGACCACTCTGCGATAGGTATCCTGCTGCTTCAGCGTAAGACTGGACACAACCTCATGCAAACGCTGGATTTCCAAAGATTCCACTTCAGTATCGACAGGTTTTGCACAATGTTCTTTCACCTTTCGCTGTTTCAGATTACGATACACCTCACGGTCATCCAACTTGTGCAAAAAGTCGATGATCTCAGTGCTTACACCCTGTTCTCCCGGATGCAGCACAGCGACTGTTCCATCTGCAAAGCGATAGATATAAACGGATCTGGCTGCTGTTCTTGTTTTACGAAATTTCATATACATGACTCCTTTCTGATTGATAGAAGTCAGCTTGCAAAAAAACTCAAGTGAAGTCAAGTATATGAAACAAAAATAGCCGAACAGCATATAAAACAGTCGTCTCATATACTATCCGGCTATTTGGTAGTCAAATCACTCCGTTGCTCGGTATATTATCTATCTCTTATCAGCCATGCACATCTCGGATCTGCAGGAAACTTTCACGATATTCCGGCAGTTTGGGCATTTCAGTTCAATAATCACTGGAATTTTAGGTAGCACAGAAATATCAAAGGCACGTTTCCCACATCTCGGACACTTCATCTTATACACCTGCTCACACCTCCAATATCAGTTCACTGTATGGCAGTGATTCTGCCCACTTGCAAAATTCATGCCACTCATCAAGTTTATGATTTTTTCTTGCTTGGCAGGCATTTCGCAGCACTTCATAGTTCAACACTACAGTTCTTCGCTGATTATAACTTTCCGGAAGCATCTGAATCATCTGCCACCAGTAAATCTTCTTTTTGGTTTCCAAATACTTTTCTCGTGCTTTATTGAGGGCTTTAATTGTGTACATAAAATCTTTGAGAAACTCTGTTCCTTCCTCGGTGCCATTAAACAGATATTCGCATGAAAAATCGTTCAATACAAATTCCTTTTCAGCAATTTTGTGCATTGTAGAGCAGGAATCGGTAACCGTTCCGATTTTGTACGTGTCAAATTGTTTCCACCAATAGAAAGGTGCGATTATATCACAACTCACTGTAATCATTCGCATAAATTTCCGATGATCAGTTCCTGCTCGGACTAATTTTTGCATTAAGGTCAAATCATTATCGCCAATGCAAAACGGATTCTTGCCAAGATTAGTCCAAGCCCACCCACAATGAGAGCAACCAGAATTGTTACATTTGGCTGTTATGGGTTCTTTGCAATAACAACTGTCTGATTTTTCCCAACTATTCATCGGATTTCGCATTCCCCGTATGGCCGCTTCCCATCCATACACCTCTGTGTTTTCGACTTTTATCATGCCAATCCCTCCATAAATGCCGCCATAACTGCATCTGCTGCTTCATCAAATTGAATCAAACACCGCTTAAACAATTCAGTCTTGAAAGATGCCATTGTGCGATCATCCATTGCACCTTTTTCACGCAGTTCTAAAAGTTGCTCGTTCGTAAGCATTGACCATAGCAGTTCTAATGTTTCATCGCTCATTTCCAATTACTCCTTTTCGTATTCTAATTCAATCAGCCGCTTTATCGCTGCTAAAGCTGTGTCAATTGCTGCAACATCAAGGCAAAAAGCGTTATCTTCTTCGTCTCCAAAATCAGCTGCAAAGCCCTCACGGTCGCAACGTAAGTCTTCCAGTTGCCCGACTGCATTTATCAATTTTTCAATGGACAGCTGATTCTTTTTAGTTTCCAAATCACCTTCATACCAAATCGAACTCCCATCTTCACAAACCGCAATTGCCGTTATATCTGGCTTGAGAGCAACTGCTGCGACAGTCATACGAATCTCCTCTGATTCAGCACAGTTTGTCCCGATAAATGTCATTGATGCGGCATCTGCATACTTGTCAGCAATCTCAACAATCAGCTTTTTCATGTTTTGCCTCCTGATTTAACTCCATCAGTTTTTCCATGTACCACTCTGCCTTTTCTATATCTTCCGGTCCATTTTTCCGACTTGCACGAAAACGGTATTTATATACATTGCACATACAGAAATGGCGAACAGCATCTACGCCAAACAATGCGATCATCTCATCAATGCACTCGTACTTTCCTTGATAGTGAAATGGATGATTCACATTATCCGGACTCGGATGAAGCCCGATACTTTCCTTACACATTTTCTTATTCACCACCTTTCAGTTCTTTCTGACAGAAACCAGAACAGCATATCCCTTCATCTGTTATCTGTATTGTTTTCTGCCCTGTATTCTCGCAAACAATGCCACCCTGTTTCTGCGTAATAACCGCAGCAGGTGTCCAGACGACTCTTGTGTTTTTGGACTGGTTTGCATATTTGCAGTTTACACAATCGTTCATTCTGCCTGTCCCCATTCAAAAATTTCTCCAGTTGGTTTCTCATTGCCCCACCGCAATTTTCCATCTCTTGTTGCAAACCAGATATTTTCTTTCGGAATCATTCCGAAAATTCCATACAACGCTTTTTCAATCTCACTTGCATTGTTAAAGTCACGAAATACATTCAACTCTGTCGGACGATCTCCGGTTCGATCTGTCAAATGATGCTCTTCGCAAGCCTGCAAAAAGGCATCAGTGTTAGAACTGTTCGTCTGTACCCATACGTCACCGGAAATAAACCTGTCCCAATCAAAAGCCGTTTCCGGTGCAGAACCCATACAATCAAGCAGCCGCTCCAAAGCCAATTTTGCACCAAAGGCAAAATCAAAAGCATCCTCCGGACAGCACCTTGCAATGCTTGCGTTTACTTTCTTGCCGTTAACATACTGTGTAGCCATCACTGCGTTCCCATTTTGCAAAATGACAACCTTTGTTTCTTTTTCAATCTTCATTATTTTTGCTCCTTTCATTGAACGGTTGAGGCAGTGACATCCAAGCCAACACCTCATAATTTTCGTCTTCATCAGTTATTTCAAGAATCTTTGAGTAATCCCAAAACTGCCAGTAGTTATTGCCACGCTGCCCATAGTATGTATTACTAAAATCCGTGCATCTGTTTCGGACCGTTATCAATACTTCAGTAAACAGCTTCGGAAGGGAATCTCTCACGCTTATCCAGCCCAATCTTCTATCCCTCCATATATGCCATACTTTTTTCGCAGATCATTGCAGTACCTTTTCAAATCGATGGCATTCATCGTCAATGCAGCGTAGTACGGCGTAAGAATTTCACGCTCAATCGATCGAATTCTACCGATAGATTCCGGACTACCGTCATACTTTTCCAATGCTCTCCGATAAGCAGAGAATTCACTTCTCAGAATTTCTGCAGCCAAGCGAACATATCCATTGTCAACGGAACCACAGCTTTCCTTTGGGTCACAGTTGACGGGAGTTTCAATTCTCTCACGTTTTAGTTTCTCACGATACTGTTTTTGGTAGGAAAGTACCTCTTTCCGTCTCTGCTGGTATCGTTCTTTGCTACGTTCAGATCTGCAAGCTGCACAAATACGATGAATTTTTCTCCGTTCACCAGTTTGTTTGCTGCGGTCAACAAACTCCCAGAGTGGTTTTTCTGCACCGCATTGTCTACAGATTCTATTCATGTTGTAACCGCCTTTCTGCCATTACAGCAGTTCCTCATCCAAATCAATACCATACTTTTCTTTCAAGTATGTAAGACAGTCCAGCGTAGAATACTGATGGTTCAAAATCCCGACCCCGTCCATTAGCTTGAAATGGTCTTTTACGCCATCCAAAACAGACCGCAGTCGCTTTTCTCCAAATCCGAACTCTTTATTGAGTTCCACCATACAAACGGACATAAACTGGGGAAGAACATCTTGAATTACCGATTCATAAATCTGATCTTTCTTTTTCTGATATTCTTCCTCAACCCTTTGACGGATTTCGCTTTCTCCGATTGTGATAAGCCTTGCTTTCATTGTCCTTACGCTCCTGTTCCATTCTGCCAAGTTCCCGGTTCAGCTTATAGTCAATCATACTGTTCAGTGCATCACCGTAGCCATCTCGGACAAGGTAAATGCGGATTTGTTCCAAGGTAATCAGCAAATCGCCGGTTTCCTCCACGAGATGATTCATTTGCAACGAATTTCCAGGATACCGTTTGATTTTCTGAGCTGCTTGAATGAACTCTGCTGCCTCCTCAACAGTCTGCTCCAGCTGCCTTTCAAAAGTTCTGGCATCTGTTATTTTTGCAATTACGTGCATCTGTTCCGTTGTCATTTTTATTCATTCCTTTCGTCATTCCCTGTTTTATCAAAGGTTCAGTAAAGTCCGCTAAGGGTCTCTAAGAATTCTCGGTTTTCCGATAGCCATTCACTGGCTCGTTCTGGATTTCGATATTTGTGGTGTTGCTGACCTTGATTTTTTGCTTTCTGAATATCCTGCTGACACCATCGAAACAGTGTTGCATAATGATTGCGATAGTGCTTTCCAGTCGATGCCATGTAGCTGGATAAGCTGCTGATTGTCTGCGGCAATTGTGTTCCATACAGTTCTGACAGTCGAGCATATTCGTTCTCTGTCAGCTGAACATTCTGAAAATCACCGAATGTTTGCTTTTCCGAGCGTGCGTCCCCCTCACATAATTCAAAACCTATTGATTCTCTTGTAGTATTATACGGTCTGTTTTTTTGACTAGGGGCATTCCTCTTTTTTGGCTGAGGGCATTTCGTTTTTTTGACCGGCTGGGTAAATTTTTTAGGCCTTTCAGCCTTTGTTTCAACATTCTTTCCACAGCCGCTTTCCGCTTTTTGTGGAGAAACACGCTGTTCGATTGCGGTTAAATTTACCCGATAATGATTTCGTAAACCACCGTCATCATCCCTTGTCTGACGTTTCAAAATATACCCCAGTTTTTCAAGCTTGTTCAGGGCATTCAAAACCGTCTGCTTGGTGCATCCAGTCGTTTCAGCAAGGTAGGCAAGACTGCCGGAGCACTCATTTTCACCGTTTTCGGAAAAGCCATAGATCACTGCGTACAGCTGTAAAGTTGTCCCTTTCAGCTTTAGCCGGTTAATCATCCAGCCGTAAACGGTATAGTAATTTCCGTCTTTCATCTTTCTTCATCCACCTTTCTGATTTGGAGTAATTCCACTCGTTCCTCATTCAGCAACTCATGAAACCGTTCACGAGCATCCTTTTCATTTTCTGCGAGTACCGTATAGATTCGCTCTACTCCCATGTCCGAAAGATAGCAGCAAAATTCATACTTTTCTGTAGCCCGCACAATAACCCTTTTGTTGTTCTCCATAGTGATTCACTCCTAACCATTTATTTTACTTTTCAAGATGAAAAGTAAGTTGGATGTCGCTGATACGCTCAACGACTCAGAAGCGTGTTGCAATCGCTATCTGCAACGGGAAGCATGATTTTCCAGTCATGAAAACGTGCAGCCACCAATGCACGGTTTTAAAGTCAGCCGACACCGTTGCTTTACATCCACGGTCTACGGATTGCTGGCAGGCTTGGGTCGGGATACGCTCCCGACGGGCGTTGTTAGGTAATCACCTATGGCATTCGGGGAGGGTTAAACCCCGTGGGATGCAGTTCCATTTTCTTTTGGGAGGATACTGCTCAAAGCCTCCATTCGATTCTTGTAAACGATAATTGGACTGCCATCGGCATCTGCTTTCGCATATTCCACCTTTGTTGTAAGTACGCACTGTGACTGGCAAACGCTCTTTTGGCAAGTCACATTTTTACTGGGGTCGCACAAGTATAACGCACTTTCTTTCTGATGCTCTTTCATGGTTTCAATCTCCCTAACTACAATCTTTTAACGATTACTGCCTAAAATTTAACGATTGCTCTTAAATTTTAACGATTGCTTTTTAGCAATCGTGGCTGGAAAATAAAAAATGCCTGTCCACGCAACGAACTGAATCGTTACGTGAACAGGCATTTGTCAAAAACCAGCGTATTTTCGGCACTTTTTCTGTTTGGATATAAAAAAAGCACTTAACCTTTTGTATCAAAGGTTAAGTGCAGTTATGCCAAAGAACGATTATTTTGATACAATGCACCCTTGAAAAAGCTATCGTTTTCCTGTGAGTAACTAACGTTTTCTTGTATGCACCCGAAAGGCTATCGTTTTCTTTTCACATTTTTGCATCAAATGGCGGAGGATACACTTACCGTAAAATTCGATAAAGCAGTTCTGAAATTGATATAATCGCTTCGATTATGTGTACTATATTCAGAAAATATTACTTGACATTTGCGAAGAAGCATGGTATAATTTAGACTGAAATTAGTCTAATAGGAGGGCAAAATGGAAAACGAATTGATATATCTGGATACATATGTACTCCAGCAAGATATGAGGATAAGATTACCTAAAAGCATATTATCAAATTTATCTGTAGAAAAAGGAAAAAGCAAGTTTTCTATATATATTGACAGGGCAAATAATCGGCTAATCTTACAGCCTGATGATACAATGGAGGATAATGGTGGCACAAACAAAAAGTAAACCTATCTGTATAGAACGTGCATGGGCGATGCCAAATAAAAATACATTTAAAATTAAACCAATAGAGCAATTGATTGCTGAAACGGTAGACCTTTCGCTCCTCTGGATTGATCCGTTTGCAAATCAAAATAAAATAGCAAGCATAACCAATGACTTGAATACAGAGTACGACACAGATTATCATCTTGATGCTTTAGATTTTCTGAAAATGTTTGATGATGATTCTGTAGATGGTGTACTTTACGATCCTCCGTATTCGCCTCGTCAAGTTAGCGAATGCTATAATGATGTTGGCTATTCTGTAACATGGGATACAACGAAAGCGTCATTCTGGGGAAATCATAAGCGTGAAATATCTCGCATAGTTAAGATTGGCGGTAGAGTTATAACATTCGGATGGAATAGCGGTGGCATAGGAAATAAGTATGGCTTTGAAATCGAGAGAATTCTTCTTGTTCCACACGGCGGATGGCACAATGATACGATCTGTACTGTTGAAGTAAAAACACATGAGGGTTACTTTGATAAACCGAAAAAAACGCCATCAAAGTTAGGAGAAAAAACAATGCTTACTGAAAATGACAAGCAACTGATTGCGACTTTAAATAAACTCCCGATTGATTATTGGGATTTTCGAGAGGATGACACTAAAGAGTATACGCATGGGCTACACAATTATCCTGCAATGATGGTTTGCCCGATTAGCAGGAATATCATAAGACTCATGAAAGAAATACAGCCTGTTCATGCTTTATTAGATCCTTTTGCCGGCTCTGGAACAGTACTTGTAGAAGGTATGGTTAACGGGATTGAAATTGTATCTGGCAACGACATCAATCCACTGGCTTTACTGTTAAGCAAAGTCAAAACTACGCCTTTAGATAACAAGTTGTTGATGACCGAAGTAAATCAACTGCTCAAAAGAATATCGAATAAAAGAGAGTCTTATTTGTCAGTCCTTGATGGTGTTGATTCTTATTTCACTGATATTCTTCATCTGGATTTAACAGAAAAAAAAGGATGGGGCGATAAAGCACATACATATCTGAGGGACTACTGTGAAACCAATAAGATTGATATTGTTATACCTGAGTTCAAAAATATGGGCTACTGGTTTAGACCACACGTGATTTTAGAACTTGCCATCATAAAAGCTGAAATTGAACAAATCAAGGATAAAGATATCCGTGATTTTGTTTTTGTTGCAATGAGTGAGGCGATTCGCTTTGTATCCAACAGGCGTAATGGAGAGTTTAAGATGTTCCGGATGCCTGCTGCTAAAGTGCAAGCATTTAATCCGGAGGTTTATGTAGAGTTCAGAAAAATATTATTGCGAAATGTTTCTAAAATGAAAGATTTCTGCGAGGCACTTGATAATGCACATTCCGAATCGGACGTGTCAGTATTTAACAATAATGTATGTACGCTATCAGATGTTCCAGATGATACTTATGACCTTATCATTACTTCGCCACCTTATGGGGATAGTCGTACAACAGTCGCATATGGTGAGTATAGTCGGCTTTCTCTTCAGTGGATAAATCTGTTTTCTCTTTCTGAAAAGGAAATTATGAGCATTGACAAATCATTAATGGGTGGAAAAAAATATAGGAACGGTTTTGAATTCACCTTGTGCAGTGAAACTTTACGTGCATCCCTTGATGTTATTAAAGATGCAGATATTGAGCGTGCAGGAGATGTATATAGTTTCTACGTTGACCTTGATGCTGCACTTCAGAGCGTAGCACGAAAGACCAAGTCAGGTGGCTATCAATTCTGGGTTGTTGGCAACAGAACTGTGAAAAACGAACTACTTCAAACTGATGTTATCATAGCGGAACTGGCACCACAATATGGACTTGTTCCATTATATACTGTCGATCGCAACATCCCGAATAAAGTGATGCCGTCTCTCAATTCACCAACCAATATTACTGGTGTTAAAGGTTCGACCATGACTATGGAACATATTGTAATATTAAGAAAACAGTAATCAAAACCACCCCATTGAACGGGTGGTTTGCGACAGCTCTAAAAGGGCTTGATACTGACACTGCCCCTTAAGTAGGCTTGAAAAGATTTTCAACTGTATTTCACACACTATAGCTCACAAGTGAGCAAATTATTTGCCACTATACTTCGTACTGTGGCTGGATAATTATGTCAGTAATGATATAATAACAATATCGCCTCTTGTCATGGCAATACCTCCTTTGTTTTTTAGTTTGCTTGCCAAACCTTACTTAATTTATCAAGTAAAGTTTTTTCTACCCATAGCTAAAGATTTTTTGAACTCCCAGTAAAACTGGGGGTTTTCGTTACACAATAATTAAGGCTCCGTCAATTACGGAGCCTTGTTCGTTATAGCAACTCTTTTTTCTCATCAAAACAATCGTCTAACTTGCGTGGAGATACTCTGATTGCAGTGCCATTATCGTGTAACTTCCCTTTCTTTTTTCCGGAAGCATATACACCAAGTCTTATATCCATTTCAAGTTCTCCGGATTGTAAGCCCTCAATCATCCTGTCGGCACTGAATCCAGATAGGCTAATCGCTTCATCGTAATGAAAAGATTCTGAACCATCATCTTCGACTCTTACATCAGCCTGAACATGATATAGTTTTCCTGCAGGATACTTTTTGGCGAACGCTTTCCTTAAATCCTCCTCTTCCCAATAAACATCTTCAAGAATACCATCTTGTTTATGCTCTAAATATAGTCTGTCATCTTGAACAGTGAGTTTCATAAACTCCTCGCCGTTAAGGGTGTTGAAGCCAGCTCCATTAACAGTAGTATGTAGAACCTTAGCATTAGGATTTAACTCCATAGATTCTTCCGTTTGATAGCCATATTGGTTTCGTAGCACACTATTATTAACACCACGTTTAGCGGGAGATTTTGTAAATAAGGTCAATGAACTGCCAGAATCTTTTCGTGTTGCTTTCAGTTCTACTGAACCGAGATCCGCAGCTTGAATTGGATTCTCCTCAATTCCCAGTTCGTCTTCAAGGGTTTTGCCAATCCCCGTATCTCCGGCACGATGCGAAGGTATGAATCCTTTTTGTTCAACGCCTTGCATTGCTGACTGAAATGTATCATCGGATGTCAGGTCACCTGTAACTTTAATTCTTCTTTCAGCCATTTTTCACATCTCCATTCATTTTAGTTTTTTGACGACCTTAAACAAAAGATGTTGATCGTTTTCTTTGATTCTGAATCCAGTTCCGTGATCATGAGTTTGCCCGTCTTTTGCGCCGCCATGATACTGACCGATTCTGAGGTCTATGTAAATCTTTCCATGCTCTAAGAGAGAGACAAAAGCATCGTAGTTAAAACCAGATACTTCGTAAGCTTCGACAAATTTGAATTCTTCGTTAGCACCAGAACCTCTTGATTGAGCTTTCGCATAAACGAATTTTCCCTTATACTTCTTTTCAAAAGCCATTCTAAGTTGTTCACGTGTCCAATATGCATATTCTTTGCCATCTTCATCAATTATAGAAATCTTAGTATCATAACACGAAACTTTAAGGCTGTGTCCTGTATCGGCAATTGCTACATACCGATTGGCAGAAAGAGTTGAATGGAGAACTTTCTCATCATTATCATAGGCATCGCTGGAATACCCAAAGGTCATACGCAGTGTATTGGCTGCTCCCTTCGGTTGCGGAGTTTTAGTGAAAATGGTAAGCATACTATTTGAATCAAGCCTGCAGGATTTAAGCTCATAATCGCCAAAATCCGGTCCGTCAATATTGTTTTCAATAATGCCAAGTAAATCCTCAAGAGTCTTACCAATGCCAGTTGGACCTTGACGATGAGTTTTAATCCAACCCATATTGCAAATCTGGATGTACTTTTCGATGAATTCAGCCAATGTAGTAATCATAGATCATCCTCCTTGTCACACTGAACGATAGATAGTGAGAAACTGTATATTTTCATTATATCACATCTTCAAGAAAAAGTACAGCTTTTTTGCAAGATTTTCACATTAAAAAGTGAAACATGACCTTTTTGTAGGAGCTGGAACTATATAATATTCCTTTTTGCAGGGCGTAAAATTGCAAATTTGAGCAATTAAAAATAATTTTTGCATCTATTGACAAATGGTGCGAAATATGATATACTATATGCAAAGAAATGCAAAAGGAGGCTTCTGTATGTCAAATCATGAAAATGTATCTGATGACAAAATTGATGATAAAGATACCATTAGGGGTTTTATTGCTACTGCCTCTATGGGACTCACCGCAAAAGAGGAAATATCAGAAAAGTATCAATTTGTAGAATCTAAGATCAAGGACTTAAATTCTCGTATAGCTGGTCTTGAGGAAGCTACTGAAAGATGGGAAATGATGGCTGACTTGCAAGATTCAAGCGAAGCGTATAGAATTGCCGAAGAATATGGTACTGAAGAAGAAATTAAAGCTAAGTATAAAAAACTTGAAAAAGAACGTACTCAATGGGCAGGCTTTCTCAGCCAACTTGAATCCCTTTTAGAAAACTGTAAAAACTTCAACAAGACTCTTTGCTTTTCAAACATTCGTGAGTTGTTACGGCAAAAGCCTGATGTGAAGATCGGTCAGATTGAAAAAGAAGCTGGAATTCGTTTAGGGTATATGTCTCGACTTGAAAAGGAAGGAAATACTGCTGAACCAAGCATGGAGTTTATTGTTACTGCAGCAAAATTACTGAAAGTCTGCATTGATACGCTTATATCAGTTGATCTTACAGGATTAACCCCTACGGAACAATACATTGTCAGTTTCTTTGATAAATTGAAAACTGATACATTGCAGGACAGACTTAATTGGAACAGAGAAAGTGCTTTTAATCTTAACAGAATAGAGCCCGATTATTATGGAGTGATATACCATCCTCTATTTGCTGAAGAAACATTCTATGAAGAAACAGAATGTGAATATCCAGAAGAAGTGACTCGGATTGTTTTCAATTCAAAGACGTTCGGACCGCATACTTGCATAAACGGAGATTGTTTCAATTTGCGTTTGAAGAATGGTACAACACTTTATCTTATGGATATTGCAAAAAGCGTCCGTAGAATCAATGATCCTTCTGCATATGCTGTGGAAGCATGGATGTATGTTCCGCATAATGGTAGCCAGCTATTGGTCGCATCTCAAGACGATACTCCGATTGCTCCTCTCCTTGAAGCATTATTTTCTGTGGTCAAGGAGCGTATGGAACACCCGAAAGTTAACAATGATGTCATGTACGCTATTGACTCTTATATGAAAGATGATATAGAGGATGATACAGAAGACACGCCATTTTGAGAAAGGAGAATTATGAATGACAAAAACAGCCATAAGAAATCTTCATAGTGACAAACCGATTCCACCTCGGTTCTGCGATGTTGTCATTGAAGACGGAAAGATTTTTCTTGAGAAGAAAACGGATAAGAAACAGTTCGAAAAAATTCCTTGGGAAGATGTGGTTTACCAAGTAGAAACTGCAAAATCCGCACAAAAGTAAGTTATAGAAACTACCGCAAACTGCCCCGAATCTTTGTATCGTGGAGCTAAAGCCGGAGTTATCTACCAAGCCTTTTATGGGCAAAGTAGGTAACTCCGGCTTTTTGTTTTGTAAGACTATTTCAACTTCACATCAACTGCTTTAAGTATCCATCAACAATCATTTGAAAAGCCTCCTCCGGAATATCACCGTCCCTGTACTGTGCAATCAGTGGTATCATCTTCTTCAATATTTCGTTCAGATATAGAAATCTTGTATCGTTTCCACAAGCACAAAACTCCATATGTAAGTCGACTTCGTCTTGATCTGATAACTTATAATCGGAGAACCTTTCATAATCCGGAAAGAAGAAAACGGGATATGTGTCATCAATTTCTCGTGGTTTGTGTTCCATTAAGCCATTACCATATTCCTTCTCATATTTTGTCTCTTTTACTGTCAATTCAGCAGTCCTCAATTTTCCAGCAGAGAGAAACTTTGTAATGAAACGGAAGGCATCACGTGGACTTGTACCTGCTGAATTTTCAGCTGGATTCCCTACAAGGCTATCAATAGATACTTCAAAGTACTGTGCAATTCTATATACCTGATCAAGAGTAAAACGTTTCTTTTCGTTACGATTCAATGCTTTGCTTACGTTAGCCTGCGTCATACCTGCAATTTCTGCGAGTTTCTGCTGCGTTATATTGTTTTTCACAAGGAGCATACGGATATTTTCTTCAAGTAACTGGAAATTCAATTCTGACATATTCATATTCCTTTTCAATATATTATTCCTAATTTGACATGAAAACTAAAGATTTGATTATATTATATCACATTTGATATAATTTTTTAAGAGGGCGGAAGTGATTTTACGCAAAATTTACAAAGTTACAAAAACCGTTCGTTTTAACCTCTACTTTTTCCATGAATAACGGGAGAGGTTGACTTTTCCGTCTATTTATGTCCCCAGTATGACGTTAAACTGCTGACTCATACATACTGACACCGGTTGCTCAACAGGCTGTGTGGGACAATAGAATAACAAGGCTGTCAATTTGAGCTTGACGGCTGCAAACCGAATGGAGTGAAATCCCTTCTGGAGTGCAGTCTGATTTGTTATGCCATTTTGCAGCCGGGCGATTCCTCCATTCAAGACAATGGAGGAATTTTTTATGCCAATTTATGAGAAAAAAGCTGAAAAACTGAGAGTACGCAAAACGCCAGCCGCCAAAAGGACTACATACACCTATCCGATTTATGACGGCAGCACAATTACCCTGATACCGGGAAAAGACGGTATTACTGAAGAGTTTATTGTACTTCTGCATCATTTGGATGATGCAGAAGTACGCAACAACCTGAAAAACGGTCGTCCTGAACTGACCGCTGAAGAAAAGCAGGCTGTAAAGGAATGGGAAAACGCTCATCCCGGTGAGAAAGCACCAAGAAATTGGAATCTTTCCATTGACTATGTGATGTCTGATGATGAACATGATTCTGAGAAAGCCGCTATTGAAAATATTCCTGACGGCAGTGAAGTATCTCCGGAAGTAGAAATGCTCCGTGCGGCTGTTGAAACTATGTCAGAACGTCAGAAACAGGTTTATGAACTTCATTATCTGCGAGGTTTCAATGTGAAGGAAACCGCCGCAATCCTCGGTATGTCATCACCGACAGTTACTGCTCACAAAAAAAGAATTGTGGAAATTATAAAAAAGTTTTTTGAGGGGGCTAATTTTTCAGGCTGATCCGAGGACTGTATGGTGAGAAGGAATGATTCCCAATCAAAAAAAGATGAAGAGGTGAAAACCATGGACAAAATGTTCGAACTGATTAATTCTCTGAACGCACTGACGAAAGCAGTAACTGCGCTGACAGAGAAAATCACAAGTGAGTATCTCAACACATTCGAGACCATCTACGATTCCGAAAAGGACGAGCCACAGGAAACCACTGCAAAGGAACAGCCGACACCTGAACAGCAGACTGTTACTTTTGTAGAACTCCGCAGCCGTCTGTCGGAGATTTCCCGCAATGGTCATACTGCTGAAGTCAAGGAACTGCTCCGGAAATTCGGGGCAGACAAGCTCTCCGATGTGGCAGAGTCGGACTACACAGCACTGCTTGCAGAAGCGAAGGTGATTGCAAATGCCGGGTAATCACGCACTTCTCGCGCCATCCAGCAGTGAGCGTTGGATCAACTGCCCGCCGTCCGCAAAAGAAAATGCGGTACAACAGGATACATCCAGCAGCTATGCTCAACAAGGTACAGACGCACACGCCCTCTGCGAGTACAAGGTAAAAAAGGCTCTCGGACACAGGGTTCGAGACCCCACTGAAGATTTGACATACTTCGATGAGGAAATGGCGGAATGCAGCGATACTTACTGCGAATTTGTCATGGAGCAGGTCGAAACGGCAAAGCAGAACTGCTCCGACCCGCTTGTCCTTGTAGAACAGCGTCTTGATTTTACCCGTTGGGTGGCAGAGAGCTTCGGCACAGCCGACTGTATTATCGTAGCTGACGGTACGCTTACGGTAATAGATTTCAAGTATGGGCTGGGAATTTTGGTAGAAGCCGAAAACAACAGCCAAATGCGGATGTATGCCCTCGGCGCTCTCAATCTCTTTGAAAGCCTGTACGACATTCAGACCGTCCGCATGATTATTTTTCAGCCCAGACGTGACAACATCAGCATTGCCGAAATTACCAAAGAAGAGCTGCTCGAATGGGCAGAAAAAATCCTCGTTCCGGCAGCGGTCCTTGCCGCCAATGGTGAGGGCGAATACAAGGCAGGCAAACACTGTCAGTTCTGCAAGGTAAAGGCAACCTGCCGCAAGCGTGCGGAGTACAATCTCCAAATGGCACAGTACGACTTTGCCGTTCCTGATACACTTTCCGATGATGAAATCAGCATGATTCTCAATCGTGCGGACACCTTTATCGGTTGGGTAAACGATGTAAAAACATATGCACTTGAACAGGCAATCAGCGGTAAGGAGTTCCCCGGATATAAGATCGTGGAAGGTCGCTCCAACCGAAGATACACAAATGATGATGCCGTTGCGGCAGTTGTCACGGATGCAGGATATGACCCATTTGAAAAGAAGCTCATGGGCGTGACCGCAATGACAAAATTGCTCGGCAAGAAAAAATTTGATACCCTGCTCAGCTCTCTTATTGAGAAACCACAGGGCAAACCGACACTGGTTCCCGATTCCGATAAACGGAAAGCGTGGAATCCCACAGCAGAAGATTTTAAAGAGTAAAGGAGTTTTTATTATGGCAAAGATTATGAATCCGACAAAGGTGGTCACGGGCAAAAATACTCGCTTCAGCTATCTCATCGTAAACGAGCCGAAGAGCATCAACGGCGGCACTCCGAAGTACAGCGTATCTCTTATCATTCCGAAAAGCGATACCGTAACGGTGGAGAAATGCAAAGCGGCAATCAAGGCTGCTTATGACGAGGGACAGTCCAAACTCAAGGGAAACGGCAAGTCTGTTCCCGCACTTAAGATGCTCAAAACGCCTCTTCGTGACGGCGATGAAGAAAGACCGGACGACCCGGCTTACGCAGACAGCTACTTCATCAACGCAAACAGCGCAACAAAGCCCGGTGTCGTAGATGCCGACTGCCAGCCGATTCTCGATACCAGCGAACTTTACAGCGGTATCTACGGTCGTGCAAGCATTAATTTCTACGCATTCAATACCAATGGCAACCGTGGAATTGCCTGCGGTTTGAACAATCTCCAGAAGCTCCGTGACGGAGAGCCGCTGGGCGGTAAATCCCGTGCAGAGGACGATTTTGCAGACGATGACGACGATGATTTTCTTTCATAATTGACTGATACAGACGGGTGGGCGTTTGCGGTGTGAACCGTGGGTGGGAAATTTGGAGTTGATAATATGCATAAATTGATGATTGACTTGGAAACCCGCAGCGACGCAGACATTACCAAAACAGGCGTATACCGCTATGCCGATTCTCCTTATTTTGATATTCTGCTGTTTGCCTATTCCGTAGACGATGCTCCGGTGAAGGTCATTGACCTTGCCAGCGGTGAGTCGCTCCCCGATGATATTCTTCATGCCTTGACGGACGATTCTGTCACAAAGCACAGCTTCAACGCTTCTTTTGAGCGCGTATGCCTGTCGGTCTGGCTGAAACGCAATTATCCCGATATTTTCCACAGTTACAGCATTCCACAGGATTCTGTCGGCAATTATCTTAGTCCTGATTCTTGGCACTGCTCTATGGCAGCGTCCGCTTACCTTGGATTGCCGCTGACGCTGGCAGGAGTCGGCTCGGTCCTGAAACTCGAACAGCAGAAGATGACAGAGGGCAAAGCTCTCATCAAGTATTTTTGTGTCCCCTATGCCTATGACGGCGATAAACCGCTGTTTCATGTTCCGTCCGATGCTCCTGATAAGTGGGCGGTTTTCAAAGCATACAACAAGCGTGACGTGGAGACGGAAATAGGAATCGAGAGGAAAATAAGCCGTTTCCCTGTTCCTTATTTCGTATGGAAGGAATACCACCTTGACCAAGAAATCAACGACCGCGGCATTCAGCTTGATTTGCCGCTTGTCCGTAATGCAATTCGTATCGGCGATTGTGCAAAACAGCATCTTACTGAAAAGCTGTGCGAATTGACAGGACTTGAAAATCCAAACTCCGTGCAGCAAATGAAAGGTTGGCTGAAATCGCACGGCGTAGAAATAGAATCACTCGGCAAAAAGGAAGTGCAGGAACTGATAGATAAAGTTTCGCCGGAAATTCGTGAAGTACTGCTGCTCCGACAGCAAACCTCCAAATCCTCTGTCAAAAAGTATGCAGCAATGCGAAATGCGGTCTGCTCGGATGGCCGTGCAAGAGGAATGTTCCAGTTCTACGGTGCAAATCGTACAGGTCGGGAAGCAGGAAGGATTATACAATTGCAAAATTTACCGCAGAATCATATTCCCGATTTGGAATCGGCACGAAATCTCGTTCTTTCCGGCAATATGGATGCTCTGGAACTTCTCTATGAGGATATTCCCGACACGCTTTCACAGCTTATCCGCACGGCATTTGTACCGAAAGCAGGCTATAAATTCATCGTAGCGGACTTCTCTGCTATTGAAGCCCGTGTCATTGCATGGCTTGCAGGTGAACAGTGGAGAATGGACGCTTTTGCTAATGGCGAGGATATTTATTGTGCATCGGCATCAAAGATGTTCGGTGTTCCTGTTGTAAAGCACGGCGTGAATGGACACTTGCGGCAGAAAGGTAAGGTGGCGGAATTGGCTTGTGGCTACGGCGGCTCTGTCGGTGCAATGAAAGCCATGGGTGCAGACGCTATGGGACTTTCAGATAATGAGCTGAAGCAGATTGTCACAGATTGGCGGAAGGCATCACCCAACATCGTACAGCTCTGGTGGGACGTGGAGAGGATGGCTATCAAGGCAGTCGGCGGCAAAACTCAGACAGAAACACACGGTATCAAATTCAGCTATGAATCTGGATTTCTGTTTATTGAACTCCCCTCCGGCAGACGGCTTGCCTATGTAAAGCCACGTATTGAAGAGAACCGTTTTGGCGGTGAATCTATTACCTATGACGGTGTCGGCACATCAAAGAAGTGGCAGCGGCTGGAGACATACTCCGGCAAGCTCGTGGAAAACATCGTTCAGGGTATTGCTCGTGATTTGCTGTTTTATTCCCTACAGACATTGTCTCACTGCTTTATCGTCGGGCATATCCACGATGAAATGATTATTGAAGCTGATAGACGAATGTCACTGCAGGCTGTCTGCGAACAGATGGCTCGTACACCGAAATGGGCAAAGGGGCTGCTCTTGCGGGCTGATGGGTACGAGTGTGAATTTTATAAAAAAGATTAGGAGCAGGCTAATTTTCAGCATATTTTTAAGGACTGTATAATGAGAAGAATTTTAGGAGGGTTTTGCTATGTTTTATGTAAAAGAAAATATCAATGACACTGTTGAAGTCAAGGTAGAGCTGAACGATGAAAATGTGTTCTGCACCTGCCCCGACTGCGGCAAGGAAGTATCCGTTGACCTGTCTGTTATATTTGCAGACGGCATGGGCGACATGTATGGCACGGCAGTTTGCTGTTCTGCCTGCTCGAAGAAAAGAATGGAGGCACTGAAATGAAAAGTTTGATTCCTATGGACGATTACGGCGTGTTCGTCGATAAACATGACACCGCCAGAGTAGACAGCCGCTATGTGGCACAGTTCTTTGAAAAGGAACACAGAGCTGTCCTCCGTGATATTCGTGAACTTGATTGCTCGGAGGAATTTCGACTGCACAATTTTGTGCAGTCGGCATACATCAACGAACAGGGACATAAGCAGCCGTGTTACATTATGACCCGTGACGGTTTCGTCTTTCTGGCAATGGGCTATCGTGGTAAAAAGGCGGCACAGTTCAAGGAACTGTACATACGCCGTTTCAACGAGATGGAGTCTTTCATCAGAACGCTTGTATCAGCAAGGCAGGAATTTCCTTTGCTGACCGAGAATATCCGTCTTATCAACGACAACCCGAAGCCTTATCACTTCAGCAATGAATGCGATATGCTCAACCGTATTGTACTTGGCATGACGGCAAAGCAGTTCAGAGTGCTTCATGGTATTGAGAAAAAGACCAGCATCCGCCCATATCTGACGCAGGAGCAAATCAATATGCTTGAAGTTCTGCAAAAGGCTGATATTGGTCTGCTGCTGTCAGTTCCAGATTTTCAGACGAGAAAGCGTCATCTGGAATGGTATGCGGCACGCATAAAAAAGGAGCACGGCAATGGCAGATAAGTACAACGCAGAGGGCTATTTCAGCCCTACAGAACACGAAGCGTTCACCCGTCTGGAAAAGGAAGAAAAGGCAGTCCGCAAGGCTGCCGCCTTCCGACCCATTGTGTATATATGCTCTCCTTACTCCGGAGATACGGAGAGAAATATCAAGAACGCCAAGAGATACAGCCGCTTTGCCGTAGACAAGCACTATCTGCCGATTGCACCGCACATCTATTTTACGCAGTTCATGGACGACGATATTCCAGAGGAACGGGATACAGCCATTTTTATGAATTGGGTGCTGATGAGCAAGTGCGTGGAGCTTTGGGTGTTCGGTGAGAATATCTCCGCAGGCATGAAGGCGGAGATTGACCGTGCGAAGCGTAAACACATGAGAATTCGTTATTTCACGGAAGAATTGGAGGAAAAGCTATGAAATTTACCCTGTATACTGCCGACTGTACCGGCAATGCGAAGAACACCAACTACCCACACCAGAAAGTCATTACCTCTGAAGCTGACCTAAAGAAGGCGGTCGCCTTCGATCATGTGTGCGCACTGTATGATAATTTTTCCCGCAGTGACACGAACTTCCAGCTCTCGGATGTTGTGCCGATGGACTGTGACAACGACCATTCCGACGATACGGACGAGTGGATCACGCCCGAAAAGCTGTCGGAGATGCTAACAGATGTGGCATTTGCGGTCACATACAGTCGTCATCATATGCTGGCGAAAGGCTCGGTATCCGCCCGCCCTCGTTTCCATGTATTTTTCCCGACAACGCCCTGCAAGGATGCAACATTTCACAAAGCAATCAAAACCCGTATCTACAAGGAACTTCCCTTCTTTGACGGCAATGCGCTGGATGCCTCCCGTTTTCTGTTTGGCTCGAAAGGTGAGGTGGTTTGGCACGAAGGGAGTCTGACTATCGAGGACTGGCTGACACTGATGAAATCGAACCGCAGCATTCCAGAAGGGCAGCGCAACAGCACCCTGTCCCGTATTGCGGGCAGACTGGTCAAGCGTTTCGGTGTGACGGATGAAGCCCGTCAGAAATTTCTGGACAAAGCAGCCGAGTGCAATCCTCCTCTTGATGATACGGAATTGGAAAGCATCTGGAACAGTGCCTGCAAGTTCGGCAGCAAGGTTACCGCGCAGGACGGATATGTTCCGCCCGACCAGTTCGGACAAAATCCTCTCCTGCCGGATGATTTTTCCGATGTCGGTGAAGCCCGTACTTTCGTGGACTGCTTTGGCGAGGAAATCACCTTCACGGTTGCTACCAATTACCTGCGTTACAATGGTGTATATTGGGAGGAATCGGAACAGGCGGCGGTCATGGCGATGATTGAACATACCGATGCCCAGCTTTCGGATGCGGAAAGCAAGATGGAAGAACATTTATGTGCACTGGAAAAGCTCGGCGTTCCCAGAATGCTGGCAAAAGCGGGTGGTAAAAAGTTCCGTGATAGTTTGAATCCGGAGCAGGGTGCTGCATATGGGCTATTCAGATTTTCGGAGATATACCACGATTTCGTGATGAAGTATCGCAACATCCGAAGTCTGAATAACGCCCTTGATGCCGCCAAACCACTGGTACTGAAGCACCCGGAGCAGCTTGACGGGAATCCTATGCTGCTGAATACGCCCGGCGGCACTTATGATCTGACGAAAGGTATTAACGGTTGGAGAGCGACTGATCCTGCTGACCTGATTACCAAAGTGACAGCGGTCGTGCCGAATGAGGAAGGCAGGCAGTTATGGGAGGAAGCCTTGCAGGTGTTCTTCTGCAGCGACCAGAGTCTCATTGACTATGTCCAGATGATCTGCGGACTTTGCCTGATTGGAAAGGTATACACCGAGGCGATGATTATTGCTTATGGTGATGGACGCAACGGCAAATCGACATTCTGGAATGTAATTTACAAGGTGCTGGGCAGCTATTCCGGCAATATCTCTGCTGACGCCCTGACCGTCAACTGCAAGCGGAACGTGAAGCCCGAAATGGCAGAGCTGAAGGGCAAGCGGCTGATTATTGCTGCCGAGCTGCAGGAAGGTATGCGTTTGAATACCTCTGTGGTAAAACAGCTCTGTTCGACCGATCCCATTTTCGCAGAAAAGAAGTTCAAGGCTCCGTTCTCTTTTGAGCCAAGCCACACGCTGGTGCTGTATACCAACCACCTGCCGAAGGTGTCTGCCTCCGATGACGGCACATGGCGTAGACTGATCGTGATCCCGTTCCATGCAAAGATTCAGGGACAGGCTGACAAAAAGAATTATACCCAGTATCTCATTGACAATGCAGGCGGTGCGGTTCTTTCGTGGCTGATCGAGGGTGCGATGAAGGTGGTCGCTGCCGATTTCAAGGTAGACCGCCCACAATGTGTGTTGGATGCGATCGGAGCGTATCGTGACGGCAATGACTGGCTTGGAGCATTCATCAATGATTGCTGCGATGTAGATGCATCCTATCAGGAGAAGTCCGGAGAGCTGTATAAGCGTTATCGTGAGTATTGCATAGAGAATGGTGAGTATGTCCGCAGCACGACCGATTTCTACGGTGCGTTGGAGCAGGCAGGATATAAGCGCAAGAAGCTGAACAGCGGAATTACCATCTATGGGCTTCAAATTCGTCTGGAATTTCTTGATTGACCTGCACTTTCATCATTCAAAAACGACGTAAAATCGGGAAAGTGCAGGTCGGTGAAACTCATATACAGACCTTACGCAGGCGAGAAAAAACATAGAATTTTCTTCCTATAGAAAGGTTTGGAAATGACATTCACCGACCTGCACTATTTCCCAGAAAGGTCGATTTTATGCGAGAAAAATCAATTGAAGAAAAACTGGTCGCTGCCGTAAAAGTACAAGGCGGTGTCTGTTGGAAGTTTACCTCTCCCGGAACAGCAGGTGTGCCAGACCGCATCGTATTGATGCCATTCGGCAGAATCGGTTTCGTGGAGGTCAAAACACCCGGCGAAAAGCCCCGGTCGCTGCAGCGACTTCGTATCAAAGCACTTCGGCGGCTGGGCTTCAAGGCGTTTGTGTTGGACAGCCCCGATCAGATTGGAGGGATCATTGATGAAATACAAACCCCATGACTATCAGAAGTTCGCTGTGGACTTCATCGAAACACACCCAGAGGCGGCAGTCCTGCTGGAATGCGGACTCGGCAAGACCAGCATCACCTTGACGGCGCTGAACGACCTCATGTTTGACAAGTTTGAGGTACGCAAGGTACTGATCATCGCCCCGATTCGTGTATGCAAGAATAGCTGGGCTGCCGAGATCGCCAAGTGGGATCACCTTGAGGGGCTGAATTACAGTCTGGTGCTGGGCAGCCGTGAGCAGCGGCTTGCGGCACTCCGGCAAAAGGCAGACCTCTACATCATCAACCGTGAGAATGTGCAGTGGCTCATTGAAAGCAGCGGAATGCCGTTTGATTTTGACATGGTCGTTATTGACGAGCTGAGTTCCTTCAAGAATCATCAGTCCAAGCGATTTAAAGCACTACGGAAGGTACGACCTTTCGTAAAGCGCATCGTAGGGCTGACCGGAACACCATGCAGCAACGGACTCATGGATTTGTGGGCACAGTTCCGTCTGCTGGACAAGGGTGAACGTCTCGGCAAGCGTATCGGACAGTATCGTGATGCTTATTTTACACCGGACTGGAACGGCTTCACTTACACACCGAGAAAGGGCGCGGAAAAGGAAATATACGGCAAAATCGCTGATATCAGCATCTCCATGAAAACCACCGACCACCTGACCATGCCGGAGCTGGTAACGACAGCGGATAGAGTGGAACTTGATGAGAAGGCTGCAGCAATTTACAAAGATATGGAACAGGATATGTGTCTGGACTTCGTGCGGGATTCCATTACAGCAGCAAATGCAGGTGTCCTGTGTGGAAAGTTGACACAGCTTGCCAGCGGTGCGGTTTATACCGATGGCGGCAACGTGATGCGGATACATTCCCACAAGCTGGACGCACTGGAAGATCTGATCGAAGCGCAAAACGGCAAACCTGTTCTGATCGCATACTGGTACAAGCATGAACGGGACAGCATCATGGAGCGTTTCGAGTGCAGAGAGATCAAGACCGATACAGACATTGCCGACTGGAATGCAAGCAAAATACCAATCGCACTGATACAGCCTTCTTCCGCAGGTCACGGGCTGAATTTGCAGTCCGGCGGTAGCACCATCATCTGGTACACGATGCCGTGGTCGCTGGAACTGTATCAGCAGACCAACGCCCGCCTCTGGCGTCAGGGGCAGCAGTCCGAAACGGTCGTAATCCACCACATCGTATCGGTGGGAACGATTGATGAAGATATCATGAAGGTTCTGGAAAACAAGGATAAAACACAGGCAGCAATGATGAGTGCAGTGAAAGCGAGAGTAAAATGAGCGAAGGATATGTGCCGCTGTCTGCGGCAATTATTGAGAGAGCTTTGCTGGACTACAAACAGGCATTGAGCGAAAAAGACGAAGGCACGATCCGCGAATGCGAGCGTTTCCTGCGGTCGCAGTGGTTTGCCTTTCTGTCCGACTTAGACGGTGAGAAGCTGATTGTTATGATGAAGGAGGAAGCAGCATGAAGGAATACTGGAACAAAGCGGAACGACTCCGCAAACGCATCAACCGGAAAATACATGAAATCCGTCTGCTGCGTGAGAGAGCCGAAGGCATGAATGGCAGCGGTATCAACGATATGCCGAGAACGGTGTCTCCCGACCACAGCAAGATGGAAGGAACTGTATTCAAAATCATGGCACTGGAACAGGAGATACAGGAAACGCAGGCGGAGTATGATGCCCTGATATCTGACATGGAAAACCGCATCCGTCAGGTGGAGGACAGTGATGCACGTGACCTGCTTACCAAGCGTTACCTTGAATTCAAGCCGTGGGCAGTAATCGCTTCGGAGTTCGGCTACAGCGTACAGAATATCTACCGTCTCCATACCAAAGTCCTCGAAAAGTTGAGAGTTGATGAGAGTTCATAAAACTTGACTTACACGAGGATATGTGGTAAACTGTATAATAGAAGAATTATGTAAAGCCGTTGTGATCTGACCGCAGCGGCTTTTGTTATACTCGAAGGAGGTGTCGGCTATGCCGAGGAAGAGTAAACGCCCATGCAGTCACCCCGGCTGTCCGAATCTGACCGAGGACAAGTACTGCGAGGAGCACAAGTCTCTTCACCCCGACCGACCGTCTGCCGCTAAGCGTGGCTACGGCAGCAAGTGGCAGAGACTGAGCAAGGCGTACCTCCGCCGGCATCCTTTGTGTGTGCGGTGCAAAGCACAGGGACGGTTCACGGCAGCGACCGTGGTCGACCATATCATTCCTCACCGTGGTGATCCGCATCTGATGTGGGATGAAAGCAACTGGCAGGCTCTTTGCAAGTCCTGCCATGACCGCAAGACGTGGACAGAAGACCGAAATCCCGTCTATCGGTATTGATTGTGTCTGAAATGCTGCCGGTGGGGGGATAAAAATCGCTAATTGTGAATTTTTTACAGACCGGCGTTCCCTCTCACGCACAAAAACCAAGGTTCAAACGGGGGATTAACCCCGAAAATATGCAGACAAGCCGAAACCTACGCAGTTTCGGCTGTTTTTTTCTCAAAAGGCAGGTGAAATCAGATGGCAAAGGACGGCACAAGAAGAGGCGGCAGACGAGTTCGTGCAGGAGATAAGCCGAAAGCTCTCTCCGACAAGATCGCAGAGGGCAAGGATGCAGATATTATGGAGTTTCATGCTCCGGAATTGGACGCAGATAATCTGGACGATGCCGCTGATTTGACCGGTGCGGATATGCCAAGCCCCAGTGCATACTTGTCTGCCCAGCAGAAGAACGGAAAACCACTGGGAGCAGACATTGTGTACAAAGAAACATGGCTCTGGCTGAAACAGCGTGGCTGTGAAAAGCACGTCAACAAACGGCTGCTGGAAAGTTATTCGCAGGCATTTGCCCGATTTGTACAGTGTGAAGAAGCCCTCAGTACCTATGGACTGCTGGGAAAGCACCCGACCACCGGCGGCGTTATTGCCTCCCCGTTTGTGCAGATGAGCCAGACATTTCAGAAACAGGCAAATTTGCTCTGGTATGAGATTTTCGATATTGTGAAACAGAACTGCACGACCAAATTTGACGGTACACCGCAGGATGATTTGATGGAACAGCTTCTTAGCAGCAGAAAGTGAGAAATACATGAAAGCAGATACCCAGTTCTGGCGAAATTTGAAAGCCAATCGCCAGAAGATGACCAAACAGCAATACCGCACGCTCAAGGGACAGGCGGTCAGCGGAAAAGTGCTGGACGCCAGAAAAGGTTTACAGAAAGTTTTGAAGCGGAGGAATGGAGCATGACCACAACTACAGAATTTCAGCTTGTTGACATCAACAAGTTAGTGCCATATGCCAACAATGCCAGAACCCACAACAAGGAACAGATCCTGAAACTTCGCTCTTCTCTGCGTGAGTTTGGCTTTGTGAATCCTGTTATTATCGACCGGGAATACAATGTGCTGGCTGGACATGGACGCATTATGGCGGCAAAGGAAGAAGGCATTGCAGAAGTACCCTGTGTGTATGCCGACCATCTGACGGAAGCACAGAAGAAAGCGTACATTCTTGCTGACAACCGGATGGCATTGGATGCCGGCTGGGACGAAGAACTGCTGTCCGTTGAAATGCAGGAATTGCAGGAGCTCGGATTCGACCTTTCCATGACCGGCTTTGATGAAAAGGAACTGACAGACCTATTGGGTGTAGATGCAGATGGCGAGGCAAAAGAGGATGACTTTGACCTGTCCGCCGCCTTAGAAAAGGCAGCTTTTGTACAGCGTGGCGACATCTGGACAGTTGGCAGACACAAGCTGATGTGCGGTGATGCCACATCTGCGGAGGATGTATCTGCTCTCATGGGTGACACCAAGGCAAACCTCATTCTGACCGATCCCCCATATGGAGTTTCGTTTAAGAGTGCCAGCGGACTTACCATTCAGAATGACAGTATGAAGAACGAGGAGTTTTATACATTCCTGTTGTCCTCCTTTCAGCGAATGGCGGAGCATCTGGAAAAAGGCGGTTCTGCCTATGTATTTCATGCAGACACCGAAGGGCTGAATTTCCGCAAAGCATTCATTGATGCCGGATTTCATCTTGCAGGCTGCTGTATCTGGGTAAAGGATAGTCTTGTTTTGGGTCGCTCTGATTATCAGTGGCAGCACGAACCTGTGTTGTACGGCTTTATGCAAAATGGCAAACATCACTGGTATTCCGACCGCAAGCAGACAACCATCTGGAACTTTGATAAGCCGAAACGAAATGCCAATCACCCAACTTCAAAACCACTGGACTTGCTTGGCTATCCCATCGGCAATTCTACACAGGAAAATGGCGTGGTAATGGACACCTTTGGCGGCAGCGGTTCTACTTTGATGGCTTGCGAACAAATGAACCGCATCTGTTACACCATGGAACTGGATGAAAAATATGCATCGGTGATTCTTCGCCGGTATGTGGAAGATACGGGAAATGCCGATGGTGTGTATGTCAAGCGGGATGGGAAGCAGATCGCATATTCTGAACTGGTGAAAGAGGTGGAAAAGCCTGATGAATAAACCGCTTACCCTTGGCAGCCTCTTTGACGGCAGCGGTGGTTTTCCACTTGCCGGACTGCTGACAGGCATTGTGCCTGTCTGGTCTTCTGAAATCGAACCGTTTGCCATTCGTGTGACAGAAAAACGCCTGCCGCAGGTACAACACTTCGGCAATATCAGCGGAC